TGTGTCCACTCACCTTTAAGCAATGCTTCCATTACCTTCTTATCCAACCCACATAGGTTTACAGCATTATCTACTGCTGCTCTGACTGATTCAAGACCATCAGGATATTTCGGTGTCCAATCAGAAAAATCACTCATTGTAAATACTCTACTATTTTAAGTATACCATATGCTGTGAATACTTGAGGTATAATAAATGCTACCATTGCTATAACCCAAAACACATAGTAATAGTTTTCTTTATTCTGCGTTCTCATTTGGTATGCCTGTAATGTCAGTTGGTAAATCTTCGTTGCCAGGATGTTCTCTTATATAACCTTTATAACTCTTCTTATTGTAGAAATGCTCTGCCTCAATATACATATCATCCCACTCATGTGGATATACTAAGACGTTAGTCTCTTTATAACCATGCATACTGTTAGGATCTTCTCTCCTATTCATACTAACAGTAATATAATCATCACCAATAAAATTGATGTATCCTTCTTCACCACTCTTCAACCTCACCTTCTGTCCCTTCTCAAGGGATTTGAGAATGTTTCTAACCTCCAATGGAATTGCCTCCGCTAAGAAAATAGGAATTGTCATAGTTTTAAATAGTGATCTCTCTCACCATATTCACCACGCAAGATGTAGTTAAATGCCATAGAATATCTATCCTCTTTAGATAGATTCTCATTTATACTGTGTGGTAAATGCGAGGGGAAGCATAATATCATCCCATCTTTAGGATATATTACTGCTTCCCTCATATTGTACTCATTATACTCTCGTACCTCAGGGTATAATGTTTGTGTACAAAATGTAGGAAACATTGCAGGTAGATGAAATACTATAGCACCTGAATCAGGTGGTACTTTAAAGTACAAAACACCACTAAACATAGCATTTGAATGAGCGTGACCTGCACCTAGATCGCCAGGTACATGTTTATTAACCCATGATGATGTATGTTGTAAGTAGTGTTTAGTATCATCTATTGCCAGCACACCAAATACATATGCTGATAAATGTTGCTCCACAATAGTTCTAACTTCTGGTTGTGATTCCAACCATTTAGTCTCACTCATTGAACCATTATTATGACCAGCATTTTCTCTTTCAATGAAAGTATCTGGTGCTGTATTTTGAATTGCTTTGAATTTATCAGGATCTACCTGATTAATTGCCAGTGGATGTGAGAATAATTGAACTACCTGTGGATCATTTATCATATATGTTTCATGTGCAGTTTGTCAATAATTGACTCAATGATTCCTTTATCTTCTTGTGATACATCACCATGATGCTCACAAGCATCCTTCTGATAGAAGAATAGTGCTTTCTTAAGTAACTCTTTTTGGTCGTGATCTAAGATAGCAGTTTTTAGCGACATGTACATTTGAGAACCTTTCCCCAATAGATCCTTTGCAGAACTATTTATTAGTATATCTAGTTTCTCAGTCATGTCAAGTCCAAATCCTTAACTGTGTTGGGATCAAAACCTTGGATGCCCATATCCTCAACTGGATACTCATATGGTTCAATGCCTTTTACCTCGTGATCTTCAAATAATTTCTGTCGTATATCTGGATCCATGTACTTAAATGACATGATATACCTAGGTACTGGATACCTGAATGTAGGTGGTGTACCCTTGTGTGGTATTCTACCATCAAATATAACTACACGTCCTGGTTTAGGTGATATTACACGTTTTGCATTTAATTTATCGTCATAGAATATAGTCTCACCTCCAAAATTAGGATGATAATCAACATTAAGATAACATAATACTGTTTGATTATCCTCTACCCAATATGGTGAGTCTACATGTATACCAGGAGTATCACCTGCCTTTAAACAATTAATATATGCACCATATAAATGGTCTCGTTTGGGCATATCTGGGCAAACTGCTTCCAAATATTCTAACACCTCTAGGTATAGTGGATCCTCACTTGCTTTCAATCCACCATTCTGAAAGTATGTTGGATCTGCTACTGGACAAAAATTATATAACTGATGTGTCCAATAGTTATGAGTTATATCTATCTCTGGTCTTGATGGAGTTGGTGGATCATCAGTACGTGTAAACATATAAGGTAAGAACATTACCTTATCAAATAATTCTACTGATGCTAGTTTGGTATCATATATTCTTATCATAGTTTATACCAATTTCTATCTTTAGGTTTCATGTGTTCAATACCATGTTGAATTGGTATGCTAACAGATAATCTTTTACCACTCGGTGATGCTCTGTGATATGTCCTTGGTGGTATGTATATAACATCACCAGGTTTTAATATAGTATCAATAGCAACCTCTAGTGTATCTATTATATCAGGTTTATCATTAATCGTAAAGTCTTTCACGATTTCAGCACATCTATTTTTATATACTGTCCACTGTGTCTCTCCTTCTACCTGTATAATAAAATTACTAGGCATATCTTCATGCACTCTAAATGAACTACACTCACCTATACCTGCATACAAGTGCATAGCACATTGTCCATTAAATATCTTTTCTACTTCTCCTAATTGCTGTTGTTTGGTACGAAATCCACTATCAAAATTATTAATAATAATATTATGTCCTTCTTTAAATGCTTTGAATACCTCTGATACATCTGCTGAATCATGTGACCATGACCTAGGATATTCATTTAATGTAAATGGTTCACCACTATCTTTCTCTAAGAATATTATTTGATAGGATTGTGGGTTATTCATACAATACTCAAGATCATCCCATGATGCTAACTCACCAGGATTATCTACCACACCCTCCCATAGTTGTGGTGTGTCATCTTTATACCATTCTTTATCTAATCTATGCAAAAAGATCATGCTCACATTCAAAATTAAAGTTGATTGCTACTCTAAATTTATCCTCTATTGATGGATTAGATGAAGCATGGAAGTTATGTCCATCAAATGCAAATAATCTATTTGCTTTAGGTGTTACTCTCTTAGCAATATGATATTCTTGTGTCCTTGCTCTCCACCATCTATCTTCTAATGTACCTTGAGTAGGATCATCATACTCTTCAAAGAATACAGTATCACCACTACAATCATGCAAATAAAATAACGCAGCATAATGATCCTTCTCTGAATCAGTATGTGGTGCGTTGTGTTGCATTGGATCCTTACCCATTGGTAAGGTTAATGCCATTCTAACTCGTGTAAACTGTACTGGGTGTGGCATAGCATCACTAACACTATCCATTAATGGTAAAAATAATGGTAGGTATGGACTCTCTACACCCTCTTGATCTAATAATACATGTACAAAACCTGTTGACTTCTGTGCCTGTGGTATGTCCATTAAATTATTATCACCAAATTTAAAATCTGACGATGAATCATATGATATATCCTCAGACAAGAAGTACCAAGGAAATCCATTCATCCCAAATGTTAAATCACATAGGCGAGAGAGATAAGCGGGAGTTATTAGATTTTCTTTTTGGATAAACTTCATCATTAATATACAAATCAGAGAATACATGAATATTAAATGAGATAGAGATTCTATCTTCATCACTAGCACTCCTACCAACCATGTGTAATAACCATGCAGGAAATAATATTAATTTATTATCTGCTGGTGGGAATGTGGCATCCATATAATTATGTTCCTTCTCATACCTATCAAAGTTTTCATCACAACCCCAATACTCTTTAAGATTTTGTTGTATAGGATCTCTCTGGAATGATAATTCACCACAACAACAAGGTGGTACCTTCACATAATATACACCTGACATTATACATCCACAATGTGTATGTAAATGATTGAAACTTCCCTTCTTATTAATGTTGATCCACATGTTAGACATGCTTAATCTATAAGATTGGAATCCCCAATCATCTGCTGATTGGTACGCCACGTCCATGATCTTATCATGCAGTGGTTTTAATTCAGTTTCGCCTATAGGTGGATACCCTCCAGATTGAATTAATTTGAAGTCTCCAGACTGCCATCCTCCATCATTGGATGCTTTACGTCCAACATCATCTTGTTCTCTGGCATAATAACAAAACTCTTCTAATTTCTTGACATCTAACTTACAATCATCCTCTACCCATACAGGTGTTGGAAATAATAATTCAGTCTTCATCATTAAATACGAAATCTCTTTCAGTGCAGTTGGGATCAACGTGCTTCTTATATAATGCTAGTGCTTCAACTGCACCTGCTAGTTTATTAAGCAAGTCTTTCTTAGTCTGCAATTCTTCTAGTGATATCTTAGTGATAGTACTAGTATAGTGCATGTTGTCCAATGCTTCTTGAAGTTTTTGATACTCCTCTTTAGCAGTTTGGTGTTGTTGTAAGAAGTTCATCACTAACTCATCAAATGTAATAAGTCCAGTGATCTCATTTACTTCTTTGTCTTTTTCCTTAGTTATTCCTGCCTCTTGAGCAAGATCAACTACTGTGGTATCTTCTGGCATTAATCGAACCTCTCTTTGTTTTTATTTAGGTCTAAAATTTGCTTTTGTCTATCGATCCTTTCACCTAATGACGTTAACTCAGTAAAGTGCATGTATCTATTATAGTCCATCATCTTATTGTTACGTCTGTCCTCATCATTAGCGTCCTCTATTATAACATCAATTTCATTATTTTCAAGGTACTTACGATGAAATGGTATCCATTGTGCTAATGGTGTACCTGCCTCGATAATATATTCTTTCTCTTCACCTGGTTCAGTTTGTGCATGCCAGAATATTTGCATGTTAACTTCATATGAGTATGCTGGATCCACTATACCAGTTGCTATTGTAAATCTATCATCCTCATAATATGGTACAGGTATTTGTAAGAATACTATATCTTTATGTGCTTGGACTCTCCAAGGTAATTCAAGTTTAACAGTAGTATCCAATGCCTTATATGGTGCTGGTGCTACAAAATCTCTCATACCCTCTGTTTGCTCTGGTACGTGTGCCTTAACATAAGTAGGTCCACCAGTATCAAACATTATCTGTGCCAACCATCCAAAATCTTTACCATCACCATGTGTCTTCAATAAGAAATCTGCTGGTGCCACTACACACCATCCAGTATGAAATAGTTTCTGAATTGCTGGACATGTTACTGCATGTTGGAATAAACCATCATACTTATCATGTTGATCCTCATGGTTCAATTTGAAATTATAATGCTCCCACAAGTTTTTAATTTTCATTGCAGGGCATTTAACTTCCTTATTATAATATTTTTGTATAGCATCCTTAGTCCACTTCCTTTTAACTTTACTCGCAGGAATCCAAGGATTTAACTGTGCAACACCTGGTTGCATTGAATAAAATCTTACCCAAGGTTTCTTCTTTTTGAATGGATTAAACATAGATGTGTTCCTTTAAATATTCGTAGTGGGATGGTTGTTTACTCACCCAGTCTAACATAATTTCTTTGTCTGTTTGATATGCTTTGTGTGCATCTCTGACTGCTTGTAATGCTCCTTCTTCATGAGATCTTTTCTCTTTGAAAAATGCTTCACTTATTGGTCGGACTCCCATACCAGCAGTAATGTATATAGTCCCTTCACCCATGTTATCTGACTCCCATGTCTTCATCTCTAATGAATCAAGTAAGTTTCTATAGTCATTAAGACCTATTAGGGTTGCTTCATTTATACCATGTTCAAATTTACCGAATTCAATAGTCTCGGTACAATCTCTCCAGTATTGTGTATCATCACGACAACTCAGAGTATAATGTAGAGTCACAAAATTCTTCATGCTCTCAATTATCTTCTCAGTTTGATGATTGAATACATCCCTATCATGTTTGGTAACTATACGATCACGTTGTGATAGTGTATCTGATAATAATATCAGATTTTCATGAGTGGTCATCAACCCTGTTGATTCTAATGGTTCTAAGAATCCATACGCTAGTCCAATACCAACTACATTCTTAGTCCATGCTACATCATGCCGACCATGTTTTATTTTGATGGGCATTAATGGGCAATCCTGGTCATTTAGATATTCTCTAAATTCCAACTCTGCCTCACACTGATTAATATATTTACTAGAGTATACATATCCAGTACCTATATTATTCCACATTGGTATATTATACACCCATCCGTTGTTCATTGCAACACAATCAGTGTAACAATGCATCTCTGTTTCTTTATCCTTATAATCTATGTGTGTTACCAATGCACTATCATTGAATAACATATCATTAAATGGTACAAAGTCAACACCCATGTGTGTCTCAAGTAATAGAGATCTAAACCCTGTGCAATCTATAAAGAGATCAGCACTAATACATCCACCATCTAATGTGATAACAGATTTAATATAACCTTCTGGTGTCTTAATAATATTATGGACATCACCCTTAATATGATGCACACCATTTGGTACTGCAATATTATCTCTGAGATACTCACCAAACTTATCAGCATTCAAATGATATGAAGTATCATTATCAAGATCCCAATTAGATTCTTCTCTATCTAATATACCTGGCATTTCTCGTGTCATAATACCTGCATCTGCTAGGTATGTCTGTCTATTAATAAACTGTGCAAACTCTTCTGGTGGATACTTATCTTTACCATACATGCACTGCAATTCAAAGAATCTCATTATCCATGTATCCATGCGATCCATATCACCTTCACGATCCATATCACCAAATGGATACTGGAATGCTTCACCCTTACCATCCCTAAAATTTTTAAAACGAATAGATGCTTTGTACGTAGCATTACAGGATGGCATCCAATCCTCATCCTTTAATTCTAATCTCTTTAGAAATCTATTGAAATGTTGTAGAGTAGATTCTCCTACACCTATAGGTTTAATATTATCTGATTCTATTAATGCTATTTCTAAGTCTGGATGTTCATGTGATAGTAATGCTGCTGACATCCAACCAGCACTACCACCTCCTACAATACAAATAGATTCAACTCGCATAAATTGTGTCCTGATAATATTCGTAAGGTGTTTGCATCTTATCTATTTCACTTTGATCCCAACTAGGATCATCATACTCATCTACATGAGCATCAAGGAAATTCATTTCTGATTCAACTACATCATTAAATGGATTCCAACCATGTCCTGACATTATATAAAATAATGCTTCAGATGCTAAGTTATGCCATGAATATTTGTCAGCAAAATTAGCAGAATCCTCCATATAATTTATCTGAGTTGATGATAAGAAATCATCATAAGGATATCTTATCTTACTTACATATCTCCAATAATCTGTATCATCACGTTGTGTCATAGAATAGTGAGATGCAACAAATGCTGCAAATCCATCAAACTTATAATTACAATGGTTATTAAATGTATCTCTCATAAACTGAGTTACATTAGTCCTATTCTGCATCACACGTATGAAATATAATAGGAAGTTATGTATCGATAGTAATCCATTAGATTCTAATGGTTCAACAAAACCAGCAGATAATCCTATTGATACTACATCATCTTTCCATATCTCTTCTCTTCTACCAGTCTTAAACTTAATTTGACGGAACATCTTGTCAGTATATAATCCAGCATCACTCTGCACATTATCTGCCAGATAATCCCTAAACTCTTTAATTGCTTGTTTCTTAGTTAGAAACTTATCACAATAAACATATCCTGTACCAATAGTATCCCATGTTGGTACATTCCATACCCACCCACTACTTAATGCTGTGCAATCAGTAACAGGTTTAATCTGTTCATTCTTATCATCATAATGTACACGTGTAACTATAGCACTATTATTAGGTAACCAATCTTGGAATGATTTCCAAGGTGATTTATTTAATAGTGATTTGAATCCTGTGCAGTCAAAATATAGATCTGAATTATTATCTGGTTTACCTTCTAATGTCTCTAGTTTATGAATAACACCTGCTGGTTTGCATACCTCATCTCTTAGGAAGTTAGCAAACTTAACTGCATTGAAATGAAATCCACTAAACTTTCTTAATTGGAAATACTTCTCAGCATATTCTCCCACAGGCAATTTATTTTGGTTAGAGCATTCTGCTGATAGGCAATAGTCTGGTGAGAATTTACTATTACTCCATCCTCTCTTATATGCGTACCAAAACCAATAATCTGGTGGATATATATCCTCTCTTGGTGTACCAAAAGGATACTGCCAAGGATCATCACCCTTCTGATGAAAATTATGAAATCTTACACTAACTTTATATGTTGCATCACATTTCTTCATCCAGTCTTCATCTTGAAGACCAATATAATTTAACCAATAACGAAAAAATTGTGTAGTAGACTCACCTACTCCTGTTGCTGGAGTATCGGGAGACTCATACACAATAATTGTAGAATCTGGATATGCTTTATTAAGTGTCGCTGCGGTCATCCAACCAGCAGTGCCACCTCCCACTACAGTAAATTTCATAACAAAGTTATAGTCTAATTATTTTACCGTCAAGGTGACCAGTTGTCAACCCAAGGATCCCATGCATCACGACCCTCTAGTTGTACTTTCTTAGGATCTTGTACAAATGCTGGAATTGTAGATGGTTTAGTAACCGTTTCCTTTACATTCTTGACATGGTTGAACCACTCAGCATCTGCTCCAGCAAGATCTTTACCAGCAGCAAGATCTCGGTATAGCATATCCATCTGCTCACCTTGATCGCCATATCCTAAGATACGCTCAACTACTGCATCTTCTCTTAAATCTTCATTTTCTGATCTATGTACAACCACACCATTAATCATAGCATGCTCGTATGTAGTATCATCTGGCACTTCACACCACTTTAATTCAGCGTCAGCACCTTCATATATTTCAAATTTATCTGCTTCATCGCAGATATCAGATAACGCACCACTTACTCTTGATACGATTGCCCATTTAGCCATGATAGTTTAATACTCCTGTTTAGTTATTTAGTTATCCAGCGTATTCGTAAACTACGACCACACCTTCTCGACCTCTGGCACCTCGGTTGCCAAATCTTGCTCCATTACCACCAGCACCCCATGCAGCATGTGACTGATGTCTATGAGCATAGTTTGACTGTTGATGAGATGCAGGTTGACTGCCACCCCAATAAGAAGCACCAGCACTATGGTTACCATATTTAGCCCATCCACCATATCCATGACCACCTCCACCGTAGGCATTCATGTTACCACCAGAACCATTTCCTCCGATTCCACCAGCGTGTTGGGATCTACAGTTTGCACCGTATCCTCCAGATGCACTGCAATGACTACCAAAACTTGAAGAGTTTCCTCCACCACCACATCCAGAGTATCCAGCACCACCACCTGGGTTACCAACTGATACTGATACTGAGGAAATATTACTTACATCAATTACTTTTCTTGAGCAACCACCAGCACCACCTGACTCAGCATTACCTGAACCACCGCCACCAGCACCTACTACAATTACTTGAATAGATTTAACATTACTTGGTCTATTCCATGTACCATTCGATGTCCATACTTGCATCGAGTTAAATCCAGCAGCACCACCTCCAGCAGATATCTCACTAGACCATGTTAGATTGGTACCATTATTACTTAAAAATTTACCTGACTGACCACTCATAGATGGGATAATATAGTCAGATCCACCAGTAATACTACCGTTAATGTTGATATTATCTACTCTAAGAGTTCCATTCGCAGTGATAGATCCACTGGTGAATGTAAATCCTCCCAGTCCAGTAATATCTGCAACACTAGCAACTTTTAAAACACTCATAATACTATCCGTAGAACTCCTGAACAATAACTATGCCTTCACGACCTCTGGCACCACGACTTCCGTGTCGTGCTCCATTACCGCCAGCACCCCAGGCACAATGGGATTGGTGTCTATGAGCATAATTATTTTGCTGATAAGCACTTGGTTGTGATCCACCTATAAAGGATCTACCACCTGAGTGACTACCATGTGACCAATAGGATCCATAACCATGTCCACCTCCACCATATACGTTGAGGTTACCACCAGAACCATTACCACCTATACCACCTGCTCTACCTTGTCTACAGTTAGCACCGTATCCACCTGATGCAGAGCAATAACTACCAAATGAGGATGAGTTACCTCCTCCTCCGCAACCTGAGTAACTGGTACCACCACCTGGATTTCCTATCGAAACAGATACAGATGATACGTTAGTAACATCAATAACTCTCTCTGACATTCCACCAGCACCACCAGATTCACAGAACCCAGATCCCCCGCCACCAGCACCTACAACTGTTACGATGATAGAGGTGCAATCATTAGGTCTAGTCCATGTACCATTAGATGTCCATGTTTGCATGGATCTAATACCTCCACCAGCAGAGACATCCGACCATACATAACCAGATCCAGTTGATTTTAATGCTTTACCTGCGTTACCACCCATCGCTGGTACAACAAAAGTAGATCCTCCTAGGATCTGTCCGTTGATAATGATGTTTGATACTGTTAAGGTAGTAGTCGCAGTGATACTACCACCTGCAAGCATGAACCCCTGTGCTCCAGTTAAATCTTTTAATGCTGATACTTTAAGTCCTGACATAGTTGTTCAAACCTTGTAGTTATTTATCCGTAGAATTCGTGTACTACCACGACTCCTTCTCGACCTCTGGCACCTCTTGAACCAAATCTGGCACCGTTTCCACCTGCACCCCACGCTGCGTGGGATTGATGTCTGTGAGCATAGTTAGCTTGCTGGTGAGACGAGGGTTGACTACCTCCCCAGTAACTAACACCACCACAGTGGTTACCATAAGAGTAGTGAGACCCATACCCATTACCTCCTCCACCGTATACATTTAAGGTTCCACCAGATCCGTTACCACCGATTCCACCTGCACGTCCTTGACGACAGTTGGCACCATATCCACCTGATGCAGAGCAGTAAGATCCAAAAGAACTACTGTTGCCATTACCACCACATCCTGAATAACTCGTACCTCCACCTGGGTTACCTACAGTTACACTAACGGATGATATATTTGTAACATCTAACTGACGTTGAGAGGTACCACCTGCACCTCCAGATTCACAGAATCCTGATCCTCCTCCACCAGCACCAGTAACAGTAATCATAACAGTGGTTACACCACTAGGTTTATACCACGTACCATTATTAGTCCATACCTGCATGGATCTAACACCAGAAGCAGAGGTTAATGTGCCCCATGTTAGGTTAGATCCGTTATTAGATATGAATTCATCAGTATGTCCTGATGGGTTGGGGAGAATGTAATTAGAAGATCCAGCGAGGGTACCATTAACTTCAACGTCGTTCACAGTTAATGTACCGTTGGCAGTGATGCCACCTGAAGAGAAGGTGAATCCACCTATTCCTCCCAAATCTTTAATAGCTCCCAGGTTTAACTGTGCCATGTTATACTCTTAACCTCCGAAGTATTTATAAACATTAATGTAACCATAATGTCCAAGAATTTATATAACTGTACTCTCTATAAGCATCAGTTGTTCCCCATATCATATATGGTGGTTGAGAATTTGATCCTCTTTCATTACCAAACGATAATGGACCTATAGTTTGACTATAACCACCATTACCACTCCTAAGATTACCTGGATCAGTTATCAACCAGTTACCACTGGGACTACCACTAGGATTACCATCCCATACCAATGACCAATATCCAGATCCATTATTCTGATAAGGTGAGTTGTTTATAATACCACTATAGTTCTGTGTGAAACTTCCAAAGTCAGCAGTATCACCACCACCTGCATTCATGCTGGCATTATAACGTGCCTTTGTCAATCGAGGTAAAGCACATCTAACAGTTGATAGAGAGTTACCACCTTGGTGTGATTGGTTTCTACCAATTCTTAAGGTACCTTGATTGATAGTATCATGACTAGTACTAGTATCTGAGTTAGTGTTCCAAGCAGGAATTATTGAAGATGGACTTCCATATACAGTCCAAGGTATAGATCCATTGTTTGCTCCAAAGAATGAATCATCATACTCAACCCAACCTCTATCTCCTGTACCGAAACGATCACTTGCATCATAATTTATCTCAAATGCTCCAGCATTAGCTATTTGAATCCAAACAGTTCCTGATGATGTATTTCCTGCTTCGTATGCATCCTTACCTGAATATGCAGGGTTACCAGGACTACTGCCACGTTGACCACCGCCACCGCCACCGCCTCCTCCAGCACCTCCACCAGCAGGTCGAGGTCCAGAAGCGGTTGGAATATAACCAGAGCTAAGTCCAAATCTTCCCATGATTATCCATATTGTGCGGTTGTACCAAATATCAAGTACTCGTCAGTATCTTCACCTTCAGCAGGTATTTTATCTATAATTGCTAAGGAAGTTACTAAGTAAGTTGTACCGTGAGATGGTGAACCACCACTCCAGTATACAGTATGACTAACACCATCTATTTGTATAGTAGTTGGTGCTCCTGATGCTCCAGCATTTTCACAAATTATTGTTATGCCATAACCAGCACCATCACCTGTATTTGTATGGAATCCTGTTAGGTTAAAGGTAAAGTTACCACCACCAGTTCTATTGATATAGACTACGTTATTATCACCGTAGGGATGTGTGACATTACCACTAGTAGTATAGTATGTTATAGATTCTTTTGTCTCTCCAAAATGTAGGATACCACGTGATTTAAAGTCTTCTGTAATGATACTAGCAACTTCTAAGTTTGATGCATCTTGTCCACCAATAATGTTCCATGTAGCACCAGTTTCAATCGTAACAGTAAAACCGTTTGCGATTGTAATAGGACCTCCACTAAATCCGTTGGTAAATTCTACACCACCGTTAGCAGTGGGACCTATAGTTAAATTCTCTTCAATAGTAGTACCGTTAGTCCTAATGATACTATTCTCACCAACACTTGGACCACCTCCACCTACATCTGTCCATCCTGGCACACCTTGAGCAGCATCTTGTTTATAGATCTGTGCCATGTCTTCGGTACTATTGTACACAATGGTACCATAGGCAGGAGCACCGAGAGCAGTTACTGCTGTCTGATTAAGAGCAGGTAGATTGAGTTGCTCTGTCAACTGTAGTGCCTCCATTATGGCACGAGTTGAAGCATCAATCTGATTTCCAATTATCTTGGTGGACATGTTTATCCTCTATTAATACTATTTAGATAACAAGTTCACGAATTTGTATGTTGTCACCAGTCTGAGGTGTTGTGCCGACTGAGAAATCAACAGCATTACCTGTTACTGTATAGTCTGTGCCTGGTCTCTGGCAAACACCATTTAAGAATACCATTAGAGAATAGGCAGTATGACCAGGAGATATAGCAAACGAAGTTGTCGTGCCATCACCTGAATACATTACACCATTATTACCATTATTTACACCAGTTGCGAGAGTATATTTATCTGCACAACCATACTTACCAGTTACATCAATATCACCTGTAACCTTCACGTTACCTGTGATCTTCATTCTATTGTTTGCATCTGGTGCTTCACCAATACCATAATGAGTTACACCTGAATACCTCGTGGAAGTAATAGGTGCTGTGTCACTTAGACCAAACTTGTACCAAGTGCCAGAATCATATATCCATCCCATAAACGTACCTGGAGTCCAGTCTACGTTATAACACAAGTCACCACTGTTATATGCTGCCCCTGCTGTTGTTACTGGGTTACCAGTACCATCATCCTCAGCAAGGAAAGTATTTCTTAAAACAGTACCATCATCGTTAGATAATGTAAAGTTAAGAGTCTGTAAGACATCCTGTGATGTTACTTTCTTCTGGAATGTAACAGGACCTGAGAATACAGATTCTAACTGGTTAGATGCACCACCAATAACTGTTAGTTTATCAGTAAGCACAACTTCACTGAAGGTCTCAATAGTTGTACCTTCCTCACCCAACACGTTAAGTTGAGCAATATCTTCATTGGTTATCTGACCTGTAACTGGGTTAATAACCTGGTTACCAACGAATAACTCACCATCACTGTTAACACCTGAGTAGTAAGCAACACCTGCTGACTCCTTAAGTGACTGTGATAGTCTAACTGCATCCTTACTTAATACCTCCACCTGTGTAGATGGGAATGCAGTTGAGTAGTTTCCTGGACCAAAACCTAGATACTCAAACGTGTGACCTGATGCTCTGAGAATTGAGTATCTTCGTAACTCACAGAGTATAGATTGTACTGAGTTATCAGCATTTAGTTTGAGTGCAATCTTTCTTTCTTCAGCATCACCTAACCTAGCAGTAACACTAATACCATTCAGTACGTTAGATGTAGTGTTATATCCTAAGTTATTCTCACTCTCTAGTAAGTAGAATTGAGATGTCTCTTTAGTGATACTTCTTTGTGTATCTTCATTAGGTGTAGGAGATGCACCATCAGTAGTAGTAACAACACCAAGTGTCTCATTACTTGCAATACATACCGATGCAGCAGGGTCTGCTACTGGGTTGTCTCTATCAAATGCAGGATAGAGATCAACTACAGGTTGTGAGAATGCGAAGTCATTAAAGTTAGATGTTGATGGTGATACTGATGCATTGAGTAATGTCAAATAATAGATACCATCTTGCACACCTTTAATAAACTCTTGATATGTCTCTACACTGTATATGTAATATGTCTTACTATATGCTGGGCTATTGGTTTCACTACTTCGTGGTTGCAGTACAAAACCTGTAATGGGTGGTCTAGGTACGGGAAATGCGTCCTTATCAAGTGCATAGCGATACCTGTATATCCTATCAACCAAGTTTCTAGCATCGGGTATCCTCCTAATAAAGGTAGTAGGTGTGAATCCTAGATTCTGGTAAAGACTATTTGCTTGTAGTGTGGTATAGATTGTATTAACAGATCCATCTACCTGAATATACCATTGACCATTTGCTGAATCCCATTTGATTGGTGATTCATCATCACCTGCTTTTGTACCTGTTACTGTAGGACCTGATGGACTAACATCAGCGAAATGGGTAGTAGGTTCACTAGCACCACTGGCAATTAAGAGCACATATAGGCGATCTGGGGTGTTAACGTCATCACGTCTAGCACCAATGGTATAGCCTTGGACTTTTGCTGGTGGTTTGCCAGTTTCTACTGTATAACCATATAAGAATAATTTAGTAGGATCAGCAACACTACGAGTCTTATTAATATCAACCGTGATCCAGTTGATTGATATCTCCTCAACATCACTCAAAGATTTAGGTGGTATAACGTGAGTTAATTGCCCTGCCTTATCTTTCGTGAATGCTGCTGCTTTAAAGCCTTTAGATCGGAGAGAAGTGTTACCAAAGTTTGAGTTCGAGTTGGTAATCGAGAGGTCTCCTCCTGACTCAGAGAAGAAATGATCCCCGAATCCAACTGCGAAGACCGAGACGACCTGAATGAATGCGTCGTTGGATGCTTTGATGTGTCTGTGTCTCCACCCTTTACGATACTTTGCCAGTCCGTTAATGTGTGCACCAGATCCTGAAGCTTGCGGTTCATATGCTCCAGTAGTTTGGTTGTATAAGACGAATGCTCTGTCATCTTTCTGAAGTGATATGCCAGTAAACTGGGCAACAACCATTGACTTGAAACCTGTTGCTTGACTACCGTCAGCATGCATACCATTAATACCCCACACCGATCTTAGAGAGCAGTTGAAGACATATGGTGAAGCAGAGTCAACTGTATCAATCTCGACCTTGACTAGTACGTTGCTACCTAGTGCGTTACCTGATGGCTCAGCAGACATCTGGTACGTAAATTGGTTACCCTGTGCTGAGGTGACTAGGAATGATCCGTTATAAAGGAGAGCATCCTGATCAGTAGGACCAGTAACACCAGAGATGTTAACTGCCACACCCACAGAGAATCCGTGGTTCTTGGGGTTACCAAGTTGGTCCACGGTAAATGCTGTTGCTGTTTGTCCATTTCTTATTATCTGTGATACAGCGAATTCATCAGAAATCGGACCTACAATTCTGTTTTCCTCAACCCTTGCCTGCATTTGGTCTTGAGAAACAATACCAGATGTATCTGGGATAACTGCGTATCCTTTTGATATCTTCTGATAATATAACTCTAGATCTTCTACGTTAGCAAACTCAAAACATGTGAGTTTATGGTGTGAGAAGTTTGGAGCGATTTGTGCTAAATCATCACGATAATATACACCAGTGTTGTCACCATCAAAGAATGACATCTGCCAGAAATAGCATCCACCAGTTAGTTTGAATATACCAGCAGGGACAGGTTCGTTAGCAGCAGTTATTCCCAGAGATCCTTGTACTGTAGGATAAGGAACATACTTAGGTGTAATCTTCGTTCTTCTAAGGTCAGATCCAACAACGGAACAACCTCTTGGGACGATAATGCCACCACGAGTCGAATTGAATTTATAAAGTTCGTTTGAAGGTGATGTGAGATCAAAGTTAGTATTCTCGTTAAATGGTTGAATATTGTTATAGTCAGCAATACCTGGTCTATTATCCACCACATACTCAGATGGGTAGAGATAGATTGAGAATGCGTCAAATTCGTCGTTTGAAAGACCAACCCTATATGAAAATCTTGCTACTTCAAGGAATGCACGTTGTAACGTCTTAAACGGACGCAATGCAGAGTTACCTCGGTTATCATAAGCATCCGATGCATCAAAGTCGTCGGGGTTGACGTATATAATACGACCAGTCCTCGACGTTATGATATTTTTAAGACGTGTGAGTGCCATTTAATAGTCCCTATTCAGTTATTTATTTGTGGTCTAACCACCTGAACTTATCTTGGTCATGTTGACGACTTCATAGTCATCACTTGTTGTTTCAAATCCATTAAGGACGTAACTAATATCACCTGCTGAGGAATAAACTAGAAGGTTCTGACCAGGACCAACTATAATTGAAGTATTCTTATCTGTAGTATTTGCTGCTATAGAACTACCATAGAAGAAGTAATCTTCATCTGAATATATTCCAGTTGCATCGGTATGAATACCTGTGCTAATTGTACTAACATCAATCGTTAGGTTAGCAGCACCTCCACCACCTAATTGAGCATCATTAATTGTTAAGGTATCTGATGCTGCATGACCATATCCACCATTCAATAGTGTGACAGTCGCTGCACCTGATCCATCAACCACCACAGTAACTTTAGTAGTTGCTAAGTCTCCAGACCCACCTGATGAGTTAGGTGAGATGTTAGTGTAAGTACCTGCTGTCCTTGATGCGTCAGCAGCACTAGGAGATCCTAATGACAATGCTTTACCTGTCCTCACTGTGGTTAAGGTACGAGTACCATTATTCAATGTAGGAGAGTCATAGAATGCATCATTATTAGCAAAGTTTTGAGATCCTACACCTACAGTAACCTTAAGATGACATAATGATGCATCAAAATCTTGGACATATCCAAAAGGACCAACAGTAACACCACTAGGTTGGATAGTTTGTGTAACATCAGCAATAGTGAATGTATCTGCTGCTGCTAATGTCTCACCTTTAACATCATATATGTAAACATCAGTATAAGTTGGGTCATCAACTATCTGTATAGACTGACCAACACCAGTTGTAGATCCAGCAGGTGTGCCATCTGCATAAAGGAATACCGATGCAGGTGTATCTGATGTAACCTCAATAGATGTATATGCTCCAGCAGTACCAGCAGTACCTACCTTACTGACTCCAGCAGTATATTCAGTACCTGATCCATTAGTACCTTCAGCATCATCTGCTGAGAATTTAAGTGGATGGTTGTTGTTACTAGCATCAACTAAGTCAAACTTATATGTCCTTCCTTCATTGAATGATATAGCACTCAAACCCTGTGGGACAAAATGATCAGTTGCTGCTACACCAGTTAATGAGAAAACATATCTGTTAGAAATAACTTGAGCAGTTGATGGGTCGAATCCCATAGTTGCAGTAGCATTAGATGCTGCTCCAGTAATTTGCTCTGATTCAGACCAATAGTTTAAGAGGTATGTACCATTATTAGTTAATAGAGTTACGTTAACACCATCGTTGTGATCAACGTCAGCAGTACCAACACGTCCTCTAACAACAGTTAAGTCATTACCATTAACTTCACTGATCTGTAGTAATTCATTATCAACCTGAATAATACCACCAGAGGTAAATCCAGTTGAGTTAGCAACAGTCAGTGTGGTATCACCAGCAACATATGTCGCACCCTCAGCAATAGTGGTAACAGTAGCAGAAGCAGACCAAGCATTTACTGCACTACCAGCAGGAATTGCAGCACCAGTAGTACCTAGTTGTGCTCTTGTTATTGTTAACTCATTAGTTGTAGTATTAATTCCAGATACGTTAATCGTTGCAACCTCACCACCAACAAATGTGGAAGGATCTGTACCAATACTGAGATACATTCCATCAGCAAGACCAGTTGTCCTTGAAATCTGGACGCTAGTCGCTGCTGCTCCTGTATCTGTATACTGTGCAAAAATACCACTGGTACCATTCATACCACGGAATAAAGCAGTGAAACCTGATGTTGCTCCAGTCAGTGTCTCACCATTCTGTAAAGTACCAGCAAGACTATCTTCTCCTAGAGCCGTTGCACCTACAGATTTAGTCTGGACGTAGTAGTTAACATCAGCTGTTGGTTTAAATACATCTAAAATAGTAGCAGTAGCACCATTAGTAGTTGTAAATGTCGTACCAGGTATAGCATCCGAATCTTGGAAACCTGGGTTAAGAGTTATTTTATACCCTGATATAGGATTACCCTTTGCAAACTTATATTCGGATGTATTTAATCCGTCTAAGTGCAATACTTGGTCATAATCCCTTAATGCTGCTCTATATGACAATGCCCCACCACTTTGGTTACACACATTTAAAACTGTGCTACCACTGAGAGTAATCGGACATTTATATAGAACCGTATTTGTTGTTGCCCCAGGCTTACTGGCGGCTAATCTTCCTGCTGTCATTTGTTAATTACCATCCAGACATGAAATGTGATTGTAGTCTTATTTGTCCACCTAAAACAGGTGCTGCGAGTGCTCCACCGAAACTAATTGCAACATCACTAATGTTGTTAGTAGATAGTAGAGTTGCATCTGCGTTGGGAAACTGTATAGAAACTGCCCCTTCAATGTTTGATGCGTCAACCGTAACAACCCCATTAAGGTTGTTAGGATTATTTATCTTCATCAATTCCATCGTTTTATTATACAGTGTCTGAGTTTTCTTCTCAGAAACTAGCATATTAGGATCAGTACCATTATTCAATGGTGCTGTTGGTTCATTGTCAGGAAAAGCAAAGGTATAGGACTGGTTGTCCTCTATATTAGATAGATCGAATTGGATCTTTCTACCTTCTCCATCACTAGGATCAGTATCGCAGAATACTGCCCCTTTGAAAACTTTGTTAGAAATTGTTTGTGCTGATTCTTCACCTACAACCTTAATGTTGAGGTCTGGCCATACAACATTACGATCCTGAGTTAATCCTGATTGATCAAATATTACATATCTCGTAGGGTTATTCTCATCGTTAGATGGAGTATTAGAGAATGTAGGATTAACCATATTCTTATTGAAGACATTCTGTTCTGTAATGTCATCAAGAAGAGTTGATTGTGTATTAGACGCACCGAAGTCAGGTAACTTATATGTATGAGCACCTGGAGATTCCCATGCATCAACCTCAAACTTTGCTATCTTATCAGAAGCAGAGGATCCAATGATCTGTAACTCTGCGTCCTTAACAAGTATAGTCTTGTTAGTTAAAGTCTGGAAAGTATCATTAGCAACTATAGTAGTACTAGTATTGACACCTACATTGGGTAGGTCAAACCTTCTGGTACCAGACTGTGTAGAAATAGTATCTACGTTAAAGTGTGCTCTCTTAGCAGGGTTTTGGTCACCTGCAAGATAAAATTGCGTGTCAGTTTGTACTAAATCACCATTAACGGTCATATAACCGCTACCTTGTGGTGTTATCTCCACACTAGAAGTTGCAGATGCACTATCGATTGCTCTAATTATTAGAGTTGACGATCCATCTGTATTTGCTCTCCTAGTATTGTATAGAGCAGCACTACCAAAGGCAAGACCAATTTCGTCTACTGCACTTTGGTAAATTCCAGTATCTCTGTCCAAATCAAAAGCCAATCCTGGAGCTGTCGCTGATCCTGCACTAAGACCCCGAAAGAGTTGATTAACCTTTGCCTTTCTATTTGGTATTAGTGGATCAGAAATAACTATAGGCAGTACGGCTTCACCAGTTACCAGAGCATCTGAGATTGTTTCTAACTGGGATATACGTTTAGTTGCCACGAAATTTCAACACAATTTCTTACAGTTTTATTTATACGACTAACGGGCTACCCTTTTCACTAGGTATATGTTAGTAGGCAATAATATTTGTTAAGCAAATAATGGTATTTGTTGATACCAGGATATAAATAGTGGTAGAATTAGGAAAGACAAGATGAAGTGAAAACTATTTTTGTTATTATCCCCAATTCGAGTATCATATGCATAACCTTAGACCGCAAAATCAATTAGCTGAGTGGAAGCACTCTTCAGACCGTTGCTTAAACACACCACAAGATGAATTAATCGATGATTACTTCTCTTGTCTTATTGAAAGTGACAGCTATGAGCAAGAAAGACTCTGTAGACATTTGCTCTGCTAACTCTGGAGTGTTTCAAACTTTTTCAATCTGCAACAGCGGCTATCGTTATGTGTAGATACTTAACCCCCGAAAGGGGGTTTTTCATTGTTCAATAAAATCTCTGGATTGGGTCATTTACTTGGATTTCAATAGTATCAAATAATCTATTAAGTGTATTTGCAAACTGTCTATATCCAGATCCAACGTACAACTGTCCAAGGAATACAGATACAGTTGCTGCACCCCAGAAGATATAGTAAAATCTACTCTTTACTTGTGCTCTTCTCTTCTCGCTCTTTAGTGTCATTTTGTTTCATACTTTGGACTATTCTATCATAGTCTGATGCACTGTCAAGCAGTGCCTTCTTCAAATCTTCATAATCCCATTCGATTTCATCCATCGGAAAAACTTAGAATTGCTCTTGGTGTACAACTGATAGGTTCATGATATACACCAGCAGGTATGTAAATACCACATCCTGGCCATATGGTGTATTGTTTACCGTCGTCAAATCTATACTTAGTGGCACCTATCGCACCAACTATGAATACATCTTGACGATCACAATGTCTACCTAGTGTCTTCGACTGTGGTGTGAATGACACATAGGTATCTAGTAAACCAAATCCAAACTCATGATATACCTTCTCAGCAACAGGCACAAAAGAAGAGGGTAACGTATCACCCTCTAATATAACTGTAGGAAGTATTTCATCTGGAGTCTTTTCATTAGAATAACCCCAGTGACCATCCATTACATCACCATTTATCTTTTCGATAATCTGATCCCAATGTATATCTACTTGGGTCCAACATGGTAGATGCGTTACACTCATTGTTTCGTTGTATTACTACGTGTACGATTAATGATGCTAATAAACTTATCACCTGCAAATGTACCACCAAGACAGACATCTATCTCATCACCATCTTTCCAGTTGGTTTCACCATTCATTTTGGTGTGTTGCATTGCTATTGCAATCTTATCAATAACTTCTTGGGTTAATCTCATAACTAAAAAGAATCAAGATCTTTACCATGCTTTCCAGTTGCAAATACTGGTGGATTGAATACTGCTTTCTTAGTTGATTGATAGTCAGCATCAAAAATTTCTAAACCTTTGTCTGTAAGGACATGCTTATACATTCCTTCAAAGATTTTAGGTGGCATGGTAACTATATGTGCACCATTCCAGAATGCTCTAGTTACTTTATATACATCACGAATAGATGCAGCAAGTATCTGTGTCTTCTTGACTTGTTGCACTCTAAACACTTCACTTATTGATCGGATAACCTCCAACCCAGCAACGCTATTGTCATCCAACCTCCCAATAAAAGGAGAGACGTACGTAGCACCTGCCTTTGCAGATAAGATAGCCTGAGCAGCATTGAATATAAGCGTAACATTTACTCTAACTCCATCATCAGATAATTTTTTACATACATTTAAACCTTCTGGTGTGCATGGTACCTTAACAGTACAAACATCGCCAAATTCAGCAGCAAGTCTTCTTGCTTCAAACTCCATGTCTTCTACGACTTCCATACTAATGTCAGGGACACCTGCCATTACAAGTTCACGATAGACATCTAATGGATCTCGACCACTCTTCTTAATAAGAGATGGATTTGTTGTGATACCATCGATCAACCCAGTCTCAAAATGTTTGAGAATAGTTGGTACATCAGCAGTATCTAAAAAGATTTTCATTCAGGAACTTCCTCGTAGTTTTCAATAAATTCAGTAATAGGAAATAGTAAAGGATGGCACTCCTCTGCTATCAGATAGTCAGACCAGGTCATCATGTCTTCCATAGTATAACCTGTGGTATCTTCTGCTTCTTCCACAACCTCATCTAATTCTGCCATTGGTTGAGGTAATTCCTCAAACGTGAAAGGGATACCTTGAATATACCACATATCCACAATTTTGTCATCCAAATAACAGTAATTGCGAGTGATACGTCCTTTCATGTCAGAATCCTTGTGTCATCTCCCTCAATGCTCCGTCCACAAATGCTCGTGTACCAACTGGATCTGGGACAAATTCATCAGGGTTTGGAATATTTAGGTCTGGTTCTTGTGGGTCTTGAGCAACCGATGCTACTGGTGAGATAATGCAGACAATACCCTTGTCAGTAGTGACCTTAAGGGTATGTCCTTTCTCTACTAGGTTCAATGAAAAAGGGAGATTGTCTTGCAATTCTCCCTGAGTTAACTCTATGATATTCATGTGTAAGTAATCATTTCCTCTGGGACAGTTTCACGAAAGTGTTTGAGTGTTTCAGTAAACCCATCGACTCCATCCTCACTGAACTCCCAAGTCACTATCTCATCATATCCTTCATTATCCATGATTTTTACTTCTCTTTTTGCAACGTCCACCCAGATGTGCTCTAGGTAGGTCTCGTTGTCACCTGTAATGTGTGCCATTTCGATGGGTTTAACTGTAGATACAGTATATATCAGGGATGACCCCCTGTCAAGCCCCTTAACACTCGGTCACGATAGCGTTGACACTACCATGTAATTCCTTGGGTGTGGTCTTGTTAAGGAAGTCAACCCAGAATATCTCATTGACTGAGCACCATACACTATCCTCAGTCTTCCTACCATCTGGTAGTCTAATGTCATTCTCTTGGCAGTATGAGTTGGTGAATCTAATCAAACGTCCTAAAGGAATGATGATATTCTCTCCTCTAAGTGCATTGGATCCTTTCAACCATGCAGCAGTCTTGATCTTCCTACCTTTAAAGATATAGCAGAATACATCATCAACAAACTGATCTGGTGTGATGTTGTTGATGTTAGCAGTCTTTTCAATCTTCTCTTGGAGAAGTGTTAGAAATTGTGTGACTGCCTTAATAGACTTACCATTGATGATTGTATCTGAGTCAGGTAGATACCTATTAAGAAGTTTCAATGCCTGTGAGCAATTAGCTTCATTGATCTGGATAGCAGATCTAACTGCCCAAGGTGTCTCACATATCCTAGGGTATTTAAGGTTAGGGAAGAGATGCATCTTACCCTTAATACCGATACCTCGTGATAGTATCCATTCTGTATACTTCACCTCTTCCTTATCACCAGCAATGAATCCACTGAGACCAGATTGATGTGCCTTCTGTCTTGTCACTTTTTGTGCATCCACATGATGATCATGTGCTTCTGCTTTAATCTGCTCCTCTTCAGAGTATTCACCACATACTTTAACACTAGCAGGTATAGAAGCACCTTCACCTAGTGCTAACCATGCTGCTATCACACGGTGCTGTCCTTTAGTAACAATGAATTGACCAGTCTCACGTACATAATTAACCTCTATTGTACCGCAGGCACTGTATGAGAAGCCCTTGCTATAATAGAGGTTGTTTTCTATTGATTTGAAATTAATCTCAACAGTTCTATTGTACGAAGCATCACCTACACATGCATGTACGGGAATGTACGCAGGTGTAGGTGAATCTACTTCAAAATCTTGTACTACTGTCTCCCAGAAAGGATATTTAATTGGTTTCTCTGGGTTACCTGTTAACTTATTCTTTGCAACTCCCAGATCTCTATACTTCTGGATAGTTTCTTCATCAAATTGTGCCTTTGCTAAGTCAACAAGGCTGATTAGGTTCCTTTTGTATTCAGGTTGAATATCTGGGTTCGCTAAGGAACTAAGCGTTTCGTCTAACGACATGGTTTTTCTCCTAATTTGGGTTTATGGAAATTAAGTGTTAGCGACGCACCTGGTTTAGGAGATGCTTCCAACACTCACATTATTATATAGGCCGAAAGTGATTTTGTCAATTCAACAAGACAGGAAGTCCAAACACTTGGCAAGGACCAGCACTACAACCCACTGCTAGGTAACCAGAGTTGACCACATATGCTCCCATACCAGTGTTACATTGGTTAATAATAGCACCTTGTGGTACAAACTCAGCAATAACTCCAGTAGGTGCTGAGATAAAGGTAGCATGGAATGAATTCTGTGAACCAGCAAGTATATCTGCCATACTGCTAGGTTTAGTCTGACCTACTGAGATTCTAATCTGTGTAGGTGGTGCTACTGCTGGGAATGGTAGGTCTGTAGTAATATCAATGATACAACCCTTAACGATACTAAACTGACCTGTTAAGGATGTAGCAGTCATATTAAACAGTGCTATAAACTCAAATCTACCTGAGTTTAAGAATGATGTTATCCAGTTGGCCTGTTGAATGATCTCACCATCAGCGATTTCTTCAATAGTATTACCCTCTATCTTGACGTTTTGAGAGTTAATCATCACCGATTCAATACCAGCGATACTTGCTTTAGCTGATTGATGTTTCCATTCACCACCTACTGATATATCTCTATCACCTTCAAATCTTTCAGAAGATTTCTGCTCAGTACTATCCTTCAAGTTACCTGCTAACTGAGGACCATATTGTGTACGACCCCAGTGATCAGCACCAGGTGCGAAAGGAATCTTATCTACAGGATAGAAACCACCAAGATTATTCTCTGCTAACTTCTTATTCCTTGTATCTGTATCACTATAAAAAGCAGTAGCAGTATCTGCCTGTATTGCTGCTTGGTTAGATGTTACCTCAGCAGATAATCTATCTTGAGTAACATTAGTATCTACTGACTCCATAGCATTACCAGTACCAGCAGTATCAGGTTGTCTAGAATCTCCTTCTGACTCTGCCTGTGGACCTTGAGAGTAGTGACCATTCCATGACCCTGCTACCTCTTGGTGCATGTTACCCATGACCTTAACATAGAAGTCACCCTCTACTGTTAGACAGTAATTACCTTTAATATTCTCACACTTGTCCTTAGCAATGATCTTAGTCTCATTGTTTGGTATATTATAGTGTATGTTACCAAAAGCATCTTCAAAACTACTAACACCACCAGGACCAGAAATAACTCTCTTCTCTTTATCCTTTGTAGCATCATTTATAATTCTAGCACCATTCAAATGAGTGCTAACCTGCATTAAGTATGGATTACAATCTTGGAACATCTTATCGATGTAACTACCCATACCAGCAGACTGACTTGCCATATTAACAGTAGATGTACCCTCACTATAAAGGTCATCAACATTCTCATATGGTGTGCCTTTAATAGCATCATCTATGTTGTCACATTCCGTGGATCCTATCAGTGGGAACCACGACTTCGACTTCGGACGTTTTATCTTCCTGTTACAACTCTTCTTAAATAGTGCTCCTAGAATAGCAAGAAGGATCTGGATTAAACTACCCCAGTCTAGTGAAGTGAAATCAAATTCAAATATAGATTGTACTGTCTCTCCTAACTTTGCTGCTCCTGCTACCATACCTTTAGCAGTATTAACAGCACTTATAACATCACCTGCTACGTCTCTTACACGATTCATTGCAGAGGTGATACCCTCAAGGATACGGTTGCTTAAACCTTTAACAGCAGAGTCAATCTTACCAGCGATCTTACTACTAGCTATCTTATCTACCGCCAGGCTCGCCATTTGGTTAGCAAAGTTTGCTGTGTCACTCAGTGCTCCCTTCACCAGTCCTAACCACATTGGTTTCTTAGCACAGAATAATGCAAAGATCTGATCTAAGAATGTCATCAACATGTTGACGACTGCTATTGGTACAAACTGAGATACAATCTTAACAAGCATCGCTACAACCTCAGCGATTAACTTCGCTAACATCTCCTTCAGAGGTGCAAGAATACCAGCAATACCACCAGACAGGAAGTTCATTGTCTTACCAAGGTGCTCTCTCACCTTGTCTCCTGCCATCTTATTACCAGTGATAACAGAAACAAATCCACCAGGACCTGAGGACATTGCAGATGCCATCTCACCCAATTCAGTGAGCATCCTAGTCATATCCTTAGCGAATCCAGCACCAGCAGGACCAGCAACACCATCAGCAATAGACTGAGAATTAATAGGTGGTTTGATTGGATTAGTTACTGTATTACCATTAACAACCTGCTCTGCTGTATTAATACCACCACCTCTTGCCTCCTCAATAGCACCATCAGGTGTTGCTGGAGTGACACTCTGTACCTTAGGGAATGGGTTTCCATCCTCAGCATGAGCACCACCAAGACCTTGTTTGTGTGGTGTATTAGTTTCTAATTCAATAGCAACTTTAGGATCAGCAATAGTTGTCTTAGCGTCTGCCTTCTTCTGTTGGAATCCTCTGAATGCTCCTAGTACACAAGGTAACTGTGCTTCTTCCCCATCAAGGAAGAAACCTAATACCCATGCTCCTGGTTGTAATTCTGTTGTGGTACCACTCGACTTAGTTTGTGGTTGGTCACAAGGTAATAATACTGTTGCCCAGGGGAGTATCTCCATTGGGACTTCTTTTAAATATGCCTGTCCATCATTGTTACCAGTATACCAACCAAGTATACGTACCTTAACACGACCAATCTGAGAGGGGTCACGAACATCCTCAATCTCCCCTACCCACCAGGTATACCCATCTCTTCCAAGATAATCAGTACGTGTTGCCATTTATATAATTGTTTCTTTTATTTATCAAGTCTTTTAAAGAGAAATTCTCCTTCCGATTCTTCTTTACCCCATCGGAATTTTCCTGTCTCTAAATCATATCCAGTATCAATAGCACGATACTCTTTACCATTGAATCTTATCTTGGAGACCATCCTCGTGTTGCCTTGGATGCATTCTCCATCAGGATTCCCATTCCACCAAACTCCATCCCAGTTCCAAATGAAAGGACAGGAAGGAGTATTAGTGAGCAGATTAGTAGTTTTAGCATAGATGATGTTTTCATCCATCTGCTCGTAATCATACTGTATATAGTTATATGGATTCTCTTCCCCTTTATACTTGTACCACGATTTAGTGGTAATCATGTGATCGCACTTCTGACATTTTTCTATGCGAATGTCAATCTGAGGCCACGTACTTGGATTAGAAAATGCTTGATCTCTATTCCTGTAGTGACCTACTACATCATCAAATTTCATTTAATCGTCGTATACTAGACACTCAGGTTCATCTGGGTGCATTTCGCAAAATAATTCGATTGCATTTGGATCATGGTGATCACCTGCTGCTATCTCTGCTGCATGGTGCTCTGCGTACACCTCTAGTTCGTGCAACTCCTCTTTGAAGTGACGACGTGCAGCAGGATTCGTTTGAGGATCATCAAGAAGATCTCTATCTCTTTGAATATGCTGTTCTATGGTTTGCATTTGACTTTCCATAAGCTGTATAGTTATTTATCTACTTTCTTACACTTTTTCAGACTGTCTGGGTTGGGAATCCCTAACAAGGTATAGCTTTGTGGTGAATCCATCCTTCCTGTATACATGGGTCAGTCCTGCAATACAATACATTCCACTGAATCTAGTATCAGTCATTACAGTTTCACCTTCATTCCTTGCAGCAGGTATAATGATCTTAATCAAACCACCTGCTGTAAGAGAAGTATTACCTGGTATCGTTATATCCAACTTAATAGACTTGAATAGATTATACCTCGCTGATGCATATTGTGCAACTGCCATTGTGTCGATATTCGGATTTGTACCATTGTTAGTATTAGTAGTAGAAGTTTGATTCTTCAGTGCTGGCAATGGTCTGATCTTCATACGAGTAGGTTGTGCCTTATCAAGATCAAAGAATTCTGGTATCTCATATGGTCTTGCCTTTTCTATTGTATCTGCCTTTCCAAATACATCATTGAATGTCAATATCCTAGGTGGTTGTATCACACCACCTGGTGTTGAAGATAATCCTGTACCAGATACCACACCACCTTCTGATGTAACTTCATCTACATTCTCATCTTTATTACCAGAGTCAGGTGCATAACTATCTGCTGCTGCGGATATCTGCACACCTATAGCAGCAGTTTTATAGGTACCCATTCTCATATTAGTGAGATGATTTGCTTTATCAGGATATGTAATACTCTCAATAGCAAACCTAGCATCTACTCCATCCAAAGATTTAATAGTATACTCATACTGATAGATGTTATCTGTTACAGCTTGTCCTTGAGCAATACTATCGATAGATCTAAAGTTAAACCCATTCCTATTCTCCCAGAATAAAAATCCACCTTGCTTATTACCACCCTTACTCTTAGTGAGTCTAGTTACCTTATCAGATATGAATGCTATAGCATCACTAGGTTTCCAACTACATGCCACAAAGGTATACTTTGAATGATTCTCAAAATTAGCTGCCTTTAACTTATTCTTCTTACCCTTTCTCTTAAGATACTTTTCACATATCATTCTGGGTATACAATCAGCATCCAATGCTCCTTGACCAGGACCAAATGCTTTAAAAACTTTATTACTTTCATCATTGTACATCTCAGGTGATACACAATGTAAAATATATAATTGTCCTCTCTCACTCTTAGATATAGAACCTATCTTATAAATTAAGAGGTCAACTTCCAATGGTATTTTATCAACTGATGTAGCAGTAGTAGCTTTAATAGTAACTGTCTCACCACCCTGTAGTAATCTATTAAAATCTAATGTATCTAATATACTAAACTCACATCTAAGAAATGATGACTCAATGGATTCATGATATGCAAAATCTATTACTAACTCTCTTATATCATACTTCTTACCATTGATCATCTCGATCTCTAACTTATCAAGAACATACTCACGTGGCTTGTCAGCAGCATACATCTCACCTCTGTTCTGACTCTGACCATATTGTATTTTTCTCCAACTATCATCGATAGCAGATATTAACTCAGCAAATGGCATTTACATAAACTCCACAGGATCAGTTAAAAACTCAGCAATCAAACCATACTTAGGTTTAATATACTTATCAGCATCTAATTCCTTCTCACCAGGAATAAGAATTGGCATATCATCACCTTCCTCTCCAACAACTACTGCTGGGTTTGAATCATTAATCTGAGTTACAGATGGTTGTGATAACTTCTCTGCCTTATTAGATGTCATCTGTTGCTTGACATTCTCAATGATTTCACCTGCCTTCTGCAACTGACCAGATGCTTGATAGATTGAATGTCCTTTTTTATCAAAATCCCAGAAACCACCAGTCATTTGATCAGCAGCACCTGCTAACCATCTCTTCCATCCTTTTAATTCTCCACCACCAGCAAATCCCCTAGGTAATGAGTATCCACCTCTGGCAGCTTCACCCAATCTCCTATTGGTGAGACCTCTGTCAGTTCTAGTTGCAGGAGTATCAAATGGTACCACAAATGCTTTACCACCTGCTTTCCTACCTACCCACTCAGTGCCATGCCCAATAAACGATGGTTTCCTACCATCTAATGATACTTTATATCCTGACTGTGGACCTTTAATCCAACCACCTCTTGACTTCTCTTCTGTTGGTTGCTGTCCAGCAGATTGCTCTTCGTACATCTGCTGTACGTTTGGTGGATACCTCTTGAAATTACTCTCATCCATCTGACGAGCCATTCCAATGATCGCCAACTGTTCCTTGGTGAGTTTTTCACCTACAGGCATACCAGCAATCAATAGAGTCTTCGTCTCATTACCACCACTAGGAGTTTCAACTGCGTCTTCTGGTACTTCTACAGTCTTCTCTTCACCTTTACCTTCACCACCTGTGAATAATTTTAATACCGCAGTTAATGCTTTAATACCTAAGAATAAGGGAGCAAATACAATCTGAATACCAGTACTGATTATCTTAGTAATCATAGGTAGATGAGGTTCTACCACTTTCAGTATCTTACTCATGAATGCACCAAGAGCACTAAAGAATTGCTCTAATGGTTCTTTAATATCCTTTAATACATCATTGAATACCTTACTAACCATACCAAACCATTCTTTAAATGGTTCAACAATAGGTTCAATCAATCCTCCTATTGCCTTACCGACAGCACCACCTGCCATGCTACCGACCATACCACCGACAGCACCCATACCTGGAATACCAGTAGCAGCACCTAGTTTGGCACCAAGCATCTGACCACCAGCAGCACCAACACCTGCACCTGCTGCCTCAGCACCTGATCCACCTCCAGCTAATACTGCTGTAGCTGCTGTAGCACCAGCACCCAGACCCATAGCAATTTTACCTGTCTTGCTCTGGAAGAAATTACCTCCCTTCCCTAACTTCTTCAGTTTAAATTGTTTAAATTTATCTGCCTTACTATTCAATCCAAACAGTCGTTTAATAGACTGTATTATTCCACCAACTACCTTACCAATAATTTTAATAGCACCAACAGGATTCTTTAATATCGCAAACCCTGCAAATAATGGTACAGCACCAATTAGAAACTTGAATATACCAAAGACTCCTTTGAGACTTATAGGATTCTCAAGAAAATCTACCAGACCACTTAACGATATTCCTGCCAGAAATCCAACAGTCTTAAATATAAACTTACCTATAGCACCTAATGTCTTAACAAGTTTCTCTACTGCCTCTGGATTCTTTCGTACCCAATCCAATATAGCAATACTAATTAAACTGCCTACCAGTTTACCTAACCATTTCAAGAAACCTTCACTCTGTTTAGCAACTGCTGCTACAACAGGATTCTTAACTACCTTCTTCTTTTTAGGATCTTTAGTGCTCTTCTCTCTTGCTAGTAATGCTCTCCTATCTTTCTCTTCCTTCTCTTTCTTACGATCTCTCTTTTCCTGTAACTTCTTATTCTTTGCCTTTAACTTCTCTACCCTATTAGCATCCTTTATCTGTGTTGTAATACTGTCTTGCCACGTGGTAAGTAGACCCTGAGTATTCAAGGCAATACTATTAAGAGTAGCACCAAGTGAGTTTAGACCAGCAATTACAGAACTGAATCCTGTACCAATACTCTTCTCATGCTCACGCAATCTCTTCGCAGCAGTTAGAGGAGTATAACTCTTGGCACCAGTAGTACCCTTATAAGAGATCATCTTATAAAGTGCTGGTTTCTTTATGTCTGCCTTTACTGCCATCTATTAACAGGTAAACATTGGTGATGGAGAAGCGACTACAGGTATAATGTGTCCACTACTCTTAGTATTTATTACAGGAGTTGTAACTTGTTTAGTAATAACAATGGGTGCTTGCATCATCATCTCTGCATCATTATCTCTCTGATTCTTATATTTGAATTGATCATGCATTGCATCTCTCTTCTCAGTCATTTCAAATATCTGACTATCACTTAATGTGCCTGATCTAAATTCACCACCCTCTGAGAAAGACTCATCGTACCAACTCCATCCCTTACCCTTACCAAACTTCGCTTCCATCTTCTTGACATCAAGAGCAATAGCAGCATCCATCTTCTTATAAGTTGCCTTCTGAGCATCACTTTCCATAAGGATAGGAAATAATACCTCTGGTGGTAAACCTGTCTTCCTGTTTATAATATCTGCTATCTTAAATGCCTTTAATAGAGGATGAGATAATAATTGTTCCTTATGATCTATTAAATCTTGTACCTCAATAGATCCACCCAACTCAGTAAAGTCTTTAGATTGTTCTATTAATTGATCACCTTTTACTACTGTCTTACTGGTAAACTTCTGGTAATTATAGACATATTGATCTGGGGTTATCTGCCCCATTCTATATCCCATAGTATACTTACCACCTTCAGCATAACCAGATAAGAATGCTGCCTGTAAAGCACCACCCTTAGACATCTCCTCTAATTGTACATCCTTACCAGGATCCTTACCCCTTATAATTTTCCATGCGAATCCTATGGGATTAACCATAAACGCAAATATATTTTTAGCAGCACTAATAATAAAACTTATACTCTTACCAATAAGTTTAATTGCACCACCTAATAACCATGTCAGAGGTTTCATTATCCATCCAAGGATATCAAACATGACCTTACCTACTTGTCCTAGGAACTTGAAGAATGTACCAAGGAACTCTGTAATACCAGTCTCATCAGCAACACCTTTGATGATTGTCCACCACATCTGGAATGCTTTCTGAATAGGTTCAAATAGTGGTTTAATCATTGGTAAGAATGTCTTACCTACCCACTCACCTAAGAAACTACCAATAGCATTACCTACTATAGGTGCAAATGGACCTAGGAATGGACCTAATAATGCAGTACCAGCAGCAGCACCTAACATACCACCTGCTGCTTGACCAAGACCTGCACCGACTGCTTCAGTCTTATCCTCACCCATTGCAATACCCGATGCCATACGAGTAAGACCACCTGCTATGGCAAGTCCTCCCTGTGCACCAGGTTTCATCAACTTACCACCAACATTCTTACCCTGTTGTAGTCTAGTAGGATTATTATTTCTACTATTAAACTTAGCACCAAGTTGCTTTGCTTGTTGATCTCTACCCTGTTTTCTTAACTTCTTCTGCTGTCTCTCTACTGACTTCTTCTGTGCTTTATATTCCTTCTCTGTATAGATTGCACCTGTTTCTCTATCCTTATAACCAAACTTACGCCACTGCTCATTCTTTTTAAACTCTACTTCCTTCTCTGCATTACTATTGAAGAGAGTAGTTAATTTCTTTGCATCAGATACTGCCTTAAGAGGATTTAAAAGATATTGAAGAGTTTTAAAACCTGCAAATAACTGTAAAGCACCAAATACAAATTTGAATCCTTTCTTAATAGGACTAGTACTTCCTCCATCAAAGACACCAAATACCTTGGTGAGTCCTGCCATTATAAGACCCACACCAAACTTACCTATTTTCCAGGCAAATTTAGCAATAGCACCTATAAGTTTGAATACCTTCTCTGCTTTCTTAGCATTCTCTGGATCGGACATCCATTTAAGGACACCCATAGTAACAACCCATTTAAAAATAGGTGTTAAGAAACCACCTAGTAGTTCAAGACCACTCTTAACAGTCTCCTTTGTCTTCTGACCAAAGTTACCACCTTCTTCTTCTATCTTATCTAATTCTTCATCCTCAGTACTTTCCTCTCTCTTCTGGAGACGGAACATATCTCGGAATCCCTTAAACCACCGTTTAAATCCTTGAAACGATTCCTTCTCATCATCCTTCTCATCATCCTCTTCCTTCTCTGCCTTATCTCTTAACCAATCTTTCTCAAATTGAATTAGTTTATGAGTCTCTACTAGATTATTACCAATATTTTCAGTTACAGAACCTGTACGATTGATACCCTTACGGACCTCATTGAAATTTGCTCCAAAGGCACCATCGTCTTTTATAGGTTTAATTTTAACGTAACTTCTAATCATTAGAGTGATACTCTACCTGCTTGTTCGTCTGCCTTCTGTCTCCTCTCTTCCTCTTGAATATGAGCAATAAGAAGGTTCACATACACATCACGTTCCCACGGTATCATGTTCTCCAATTCAGTAAGACTATATTTGTGATGTTGCATTAATGCGAAGTTTGTCTTGTAGTAATTCTCAAGACTGTCATGCATTAACGCTACTCGAAAAAAGCCGCTAGACCCTCCAGTTCCAAATCACTCTTAACTTTAGTCTCAGGATTAAAAACTTCTAGTGTATAAGATAGTTTAGGCATTGTCTCAAAGAAATGCTGAATCTTAGCAAATTGCTCTGCATTCAAATCTTCAAGGAATTCAAGTGCTTCTTTCTTACTAAAAGTATCATAAACCTCATCTGAGGTATATACCTGATCAATACATCCAGCAGCTAACTCAAAGATATCATCAATATTAGGATTCTCAGATAGGTTTTGCTGAATGAATACATCCAATGATGGATACTTCATCTTAATACCCACTTCCTGATCTAACTGTATTTTAGAGTCATGATCATCTGGGACTTTACAACCTACATCTGCAAGAGGTATGGTAACAGTAACTTGTGTTTTCTCATCATCTGGACATGTGACTTTAAATTCACTTGTCTCACCGACTGCAACAGATCTAATCTTAAGGAAAATATATTCAATCTCGAAAGTAGCGAGATCCTCAACCTTAGTCTTTAAGTTTGTACAGTTTTTAATAATAGTCTTCACTGCTTTGACCATTTGCTTGTTGTCTTGCGACTCCATAGCAAGATAGAGTAGTTTCTCTTCCTTAACTAAGAATGGTCTATATGATATTTTTGTGCCTGTGACAGGCAAGGTCGCTTCATACTCAGGTATGGCTAACTTAGGTAATGGCATAACGATTGCATTATTATAGTTCTATTTAGACACCAAACTGGGCTGCATCTCTCTGTTGTTGAGATAGTCCTAGGTTATCTAGGGTACCAGTAACAGAGTTAATAAACCTGTCTGGAGTATTATTTCCTAGTGCATCAGCACCGACTGTATCATATCTATATCTCTCGAAAGCAAATTTGACGTTATATTTAACTAACTGTGTAGGACCATTATTAAATGATAACTGTGACATATCTATAGGCCACGCAGCAAAGAATTGCCAAACACTAGTCACACTATTAAGTCTCTGTGTATATGGAGTACCACTATCAGTTATACCAGCCCACTTAACAGGTGATCCTAACTCCCATTTTGTTACTAATAGGTTAGTTACATACTCATCATAAAATGTAGCTCTATTCTCTTGATCTGGTGCAGCATAATTCATCCATTTCTCAAAAAATAGACGATGCTGTGCATCCTTAGTCATCACAAATGATATTCCCACATCCTGATGTGTCTGACCATTTGCTAACTTAAACTTATTACCAACAACTTGTGGATGCTCTATAGCATCTGCTCTTTTACCTGGTACGGTAACTGCATCTGCTAGGTAATTATTAGATATTTGTAAAGTCCTTTGATCCTTCCTAGTCATTGCATCATTAGCAAGCATACAGGTTGGTAGGAATACCTTAATACCAAACAGGTTGGATCTAGCTGGTTCCTTCTTACCAGAAACTACCAGATCCTTAAAAATATCAAAACTATTGGCACTCATTTGAGTCTACTCCATATAATGCTACTTGGTACTTCCATGGTACGACCTAGACCTTTTGGTCTAATGACGAATTGCTCGACTGGAAGTGGTGTCATGTCTTTCAATTCCTCGGAAGGTACATTATATGCTGAAGTGACACTATTCATAAAGTATTTATGATGGCAACGCATGGGATATGAAATACTACCAGCAGCCCAGGTATTTGCCATACTCTGTCTACTATTAGGTCTCAAATAGTGCATATTACCACCAGAGAATTGAAGTTTCTGGTAATCCACATCTGTGATTAGTACCATAGGGAAGGTATCCCAGAATTTCAGATCTGGTGTCTGAGCTGAATAATTGAAAAATATAATATCTCCCACAGTAAAAGCACCTTCATATGCCTCCAGTCCATATTGAAGTTGCTCTCTATACCATTGTTTAGACTGTGCCTTACCCTCAGCAAGATCTTTAACGTCTGTAAAAATGCTCATACATTTAAGTGTTTTTCGGTCAGTATGATAAATGTCATGCCTTTATGTGCACAAAACTGTCTTGCAGCTCTCCATTTAGCACTATTTACATTCCAAGTCTTAACTTCTGTTATAAAAGTCCTGGCTTTCTGCGATTTACGTTTCGGGGGTTTAGTCTGTGCATCTGGTTTAATTTCGATGATCGATTTGGCGATTCTTCCATCCTTTGTTCGTGCCCTAACGTAAAAATCAGGATAATAACGGTGAGTCCTGTTGTCCAAAGGGCTCCTATAAGGAATAATAATCTCTTCACTTCCCCACTCTAATACGTTTACATTACGGTCACACCAATGCATAAACTTCTTTTCCCACAAACTCCTATAAATAATATTAGTGTGATCACCTTTGTACTTATGTTTGTTTGATGGTCGGAATTTTCCTGAGTAACTCATGTCATACGTTTTTTCAAGTAAAGCCCCTTTAGTCTTCCCACAGGCGAAACCTTATGGTGTGAACTCTTCTACCAGTAGAGAGACTATCAGAGATGAATCTGCTTTTCCTACTGAAGTAATCGATTATCTAAAATTTGATATATTCGACCACAGAGAGAATACATTAAAGGATACAATATATCTATATTTACCCAAGACACTAAAAGAAGAATATGCACAGGATTGGGGTGCAGTTAAACTAGGTGCTGCTGGAGATGCAATTAAGGATGCTGCTAGAAAGGTAATTGATGCTAAGGGAGATCTAGGTCAAGCAAGTTTCTCTGATGAATTAAAGCAATTCGCTGATAGTGGAGTTAACCAGTTAGGATTTAAAGCAGGTGCTGATGCTATTAACAGTGCATTAGGTGTAGTTGGTCAAAATGCAGGTTTAGATAGAGACTCACTAGCATCTTTAACAACAGGTAAGATATTCAACCCATACGCAGAATCAGTATTTAAAGGTCAACAGTCCTTCAGAAAGCATAGTTGGACATGGACAATGATTCCAAAGAATGCTAAGGAAGTTAGAACCATATATCAAATTATTAAAACATTCCGTCAATCAGTATTACCAGGCAAATCTGATAAAAACTGGTTAAATATCCCAGAATACTTCCGTGCTCAAATCGTACGATATGTAGATAGAGGTGGTGGTAACGAGGAAATCGGAAATCCCAAGAATGGTGGATTTGGTGGAATATTAAGCTCAATAATGCAATTCCCAACCAAATTGGTATGTGATAACTTCTCAATTAATATGCCTGACTACAGATCAGTAAGATCTACAATGGCAAATAGTAAAGAAGCAGATTTCGGTGCTTTAAGGTATGATTTATCCTTAAGTTTCCAAGAAACAGAATTCCTTACTAAGGAAACATTTGAACCACCTGGTTTCAACCTAGATTCAAACACTAACTGGTCTGAACCAATGGATGATGATGAATTATATGCTTGGGCTGGCAACACTACAGGACTTTGGTAAATGAGTTATTTCAATAATCTACCCGATGTCTATGTAAGGACATCCAGTTATAGACAAGATAATGTCGATCCATACACTCTTGCTAAAAACCTCTTTAGGAGAATAAAAATCCGTGAAGAGTTAGATGATGTTATTTTAGGTTTTACTCAATATACGATTAAAAACAATCAGAGACCTGATCAAGTTGCAGGTGAAGTATATGGTGATATGGGTAAAGATTGGGTTGTACTACTATGCAACAATATAATCAATCTATATGAAGAATGGCCCATGTCAGAAGATGAGATGGAAAGGTATATTGACAGTGAATATGAGGAAGACGCAGATTCAGTCCATCATTGGGTTACTCAAGAAATCAAAGATATGAAAGGTCGTGTATTAGTGAAAGGTGGTCGTATAGTACCAGAAGATTGGTCATATACCAGACCTGACGGAACTGTAATTGCCAAAGAAGACACTGTTAGACCAATATCCGTCTATGACTATGAATTAGAGAAAAATGACCAAAAACGCAATATTTACCTTTTGCGTAAACAGTACTTAAGTGGGTTTGTTGAAGAATTTAGCAATTTGGTACAATATCTTCCAAATCTCGAAGTTAACGATGAAGACCAAATTAAGAAATCCTTCAATACTACTCAAGAGCAGTTTCAGAGCGTTAAACCGACTTATAGCACAAATATCGGTCAAACAAGTTCTATCGAATTTGCGTCTGAAGCAGATTATTCATCTAAGACGTTTGACACCTCTGGTGCTACTATTAGCGAAGGTGACGTTTTATCGGATGGAAGCACAGTAGTCACAACATCAACAACTAACCAACAGGATACTTCTACAAGTAACTCATTTGGGTCTAGTGGGTATTAATACTTAGCGACCCCTACAGACAAAAAAATACCCCCGATTTTTTCGGGGGTTTCTCTTGTTCAAAAAGTCGAATAATATATCAAAGTGGTCTGACTCTTCTTCTGCACCTTTCCCACTCGATCACGTCACGTCTTTCATAATATCCTGGGATCCATGTGTTGCCATGACCTAGGTAATGACCTGGTACCCAATATTTCTTTGTGACCGTTACTTCACACCTTCTACGATATGGACCGTAATGTGGATGTGGATGATGGTGGTCGTACCTCCAATCATGCCAATGTCCACCGCCATGATCGTGTCCATGATGATAAGACTCTACAAACGGCTCCCAGAATTCCTTCCAAGTTAATGCTTCTGCACGGACTGGTGTAGTAACACCAATGAGTAGAAGTGGGAGCAGTAGTAGTTTCTTCATTAGTCTTCGTTAGCTAGAGCAGCAAAATAGGAAAGATCTGGTGAATCACCCTTCTCTTCTATTTCTTCTATTTTAGCACCAAACCCTGACTTTGTGGGGGTAGGTGGGTCCGCTTTAACAACTGGACTAGTAAGAGGTACTAAATCCTCGTCTTCTTCGTTTGTTTGTACAACAGGTCTTGATGACTTGTTAAGCACAACATTCAAACGTGCTGATAACTCCTCATAACTCTTGAAGTTCTTAAGGTCAGTAAACTCTTTAAGAGAGTATTGTGACTTCCAGACTGCTTCAAGTGCATCATCTTCTAGTCCACCTAGGACTGATGGTGCATCAAACTCACTCTTATCATAATTCCAGTAACCGCCTATAGTTTGGATTTTGATTTTAAAGTTAGCACCCTTCCAAAGATCGAAAGGATTTATTGGAGTTTCATCTTCAAACTGTGGTTGCATTGCTGATG